CCTTAGAAGAAGTAGGTGCTGCTGCACTAGAACCAACATCTACAGTTGCGGCTTTAACCGCTGCTTTCTGCGCTGCCTTAACTTCTGGCGGTGGCGCTGTTACAGCAGGTTTAGGTTTAACATATTTCCATGTATTCAAGAGTTCTGCGGCAGAATCATAATCAGCCGAGGCATCAGCAGCCGCATACAACTGAACACGAACTGGTGAAGCTTTTAACCACGCAGCAAACTCAGGATCATTTGCTGTTTCTTGAAAGTCTGGAAATTCTTGTTGTAACCTTTGCAACATCTGCATCTTCTTAAATTCAAAAGCTTGTTGCTTTGCCTCTTGAATAGCAGGATGTGTCTCTACAGCTTTACTTACTGCTTTGTTAGGATTATCAAAGAAATCGATCTCGTCTTCTTTTGCGGCTGGAGTCTCTACCTGTTTAGTTTCGAGTTGTCGCTTGATAAGTTCGTCAGCCAGTTTTCGTGTTTCACCAACTTCTTGGGCCTGTCTACCAATTAGCTTCTCAGCTTCCTGGTGCATCTTAATAATTTCATTAAGACTCTTGCCTTTGTATTTGGTAGGAACATCTTCTTCTTGAACTTGTTCCTGCACGACTTCCTCTTGAGGTTGCTCAACAACTTCTTGCTGAGTCTCTTGAGTAATATCAACTGCGCCTTCTACAACTTCCTCTTGCGATTCGATGATCTCTGCCACATTATCCTCCTGTCCACAACGGATTCTAGGAAATTAAAAATACCTACCGGATCAACTTGCGTTTTTCTTTTGATAGGCTCTTGCTGCTTCTTCGTGCTTTCTAGCCCATTTCTCAGCGGCTGAAGGAAACGCCCCTGTGAGGCCCTCCAAGCTGATTCTGGGTGACGAGATAATACGAGAAGCCTCATTGTGACAATGTGGACACTCTACAGAGCGAACCTCATCATCAACCAATTTCTCAGTGATGTGATCTTTCACACATCTAAACTCAAATATCCGTTTCATCGTGCTAACTCCTCGTAAGCATCCTCAGATGCCTCCTTGAGTTTAAAGATGAAGTTAAGGATGTCTAACTGTCCTTTAGCGTAGTACAGATCTTCTACGCTATTGCATCTATCTAGGTCTTTGGATACTTCCTCAACCTTACGCAGGTCCTCAACTAAGTCCTGCCAGCCTTTGGAAGTCATCATGTCAAACCTAGCCTCATAATAGGCTTGTAGTTCTTTGTCCACAGTTTCTCCTTTTAATTAGGACTGTGTTGTATTTCTACAACAATGTAGTTATTATACCACACTTTTAAGCATTTGTCAAGTCTTTTACTGTACTTTTGTTTTCATTTGTGCTTCTACAATGTTTTCCTTGGTTTGTAGTTCTCGTTCTTTAAGGATTGTGTTAGCAACCTTGAGCCTGCGCTCAAACTGATCGTTAACAGAAGCATCTAAGTTAGCTGAAGCAGACTGAATAACCTTAGCCCGAAGTTCTTCAGGCATTAGTTGGGTCTCAACAGCGGTCTTCTGGGCCTTTGCAAGGCTCTCCTGGGCGTTTGCTTGGCTTTCCTGTGCTCTACCCTGCAGTTCGGCTACCTGAGCCTCTAGGAGGGCTATCTGAGCCTGCTGTTGCATCTGTGCCATCTGCTGTTGCTCAGGGTTAGGCTGTAGCATCTGGTCCAAAGCCATCGCCAACTCTTCTTTGTTGGACAGACTAGAGCCTTTGATGATGCCTTTTAGCACCAGAGGCAGTACAGGACTGTCTGGACCCAGGGTTTGGAGCAGACCAACGAATTGTTGTTGCTCGTATTCTCTAGCGACCATGCCCAAAGTAGAGGCAGGGACAAAGGTAAAGTCCTTACTGGGATAACGCTCTGGGTCAAACTGCATATACCGCACAGCAACCTTCTTAATCAGAGGTATTAGGAAGTCATCTTGGAAGTTAATTAGGGCCTGTTTGTTCTTCTTGATGATGCTGCTCATCGCAAGGCTCATAGAAGCCCCACCAGCCTCTCCAGCGGCTACAGAACGAGTCATAGCTTGGCTGTCTAGCGTACCAGTAGCCTGCAGTAGCATTACTTCGAAGCGTTCTGCTGTCTGGATATTACCAGCGTCAGTAGAACCGAACTTAAACGGGAACAGAATCTCGTTAGGATTGCCGTTAGTAAGCAGTGTCTTTCCAGGCTGAACCTTGTAGGACACGCCACGAGGCAGTCGAGTAGCATCTGCCGCCATCATAGGAGCCGTAGTCAGTGCTAAAGAGTCCAGATGACTACGGAGTTGGGCATCAATAGCTTTCTGCATATTGTAGCCCTTCTGCACGGTTCCCATACCGACCAAACGACCAGCAACCTTCTCAGGTACATAGGTCACAATAGGACGATCCTTCATCATATATGGGTTTGACTCTGCCTTTAGCAGATATTGACCGTTAGCGATGACGATAACAGCCTCTACTAAGTCCTGATATTCTGATGCAGGAGCGTCTTCAGGGAATAATACTGCTACCTCTTTACCATCATTCTCAATGGTTTCTAGGTATTTGCGTGGAACTAAGCCGTAGTAACGAAGGATTCTAACTTTATCCTCTTCGTAGAGTGTATCCAACTGGTTTGGCTCAAGAGCATTATCACTATACTCAGGACCAATATTAACTTTACGATAGATTCCACTCTCAATCCCCTGCACTACCTTGAATAAACTGGTATACTCTTCCACAGCAACACCTAGAGCGTCATCAGTGTTGTCGCTATTAGGGTCCCAAAGAAAGTTACGAGGATGGATTGACTTAACAGGAACGATAACCTGCTCTGTTTTATTCACACCGATAGCTGCTCCTTGGCCCCCAGGAAGAGGCTGCATAGCAGGAACCAGTTCGGTTTGTGTTTTTACTTGGATTTCAGCGATACCAAGGCCAAAAACCTCTGCATTTCGATTGATTTCGGTCCAAGTTTTGTCTGCTTTGGTCTTTTTTAGGTCTTCATGCAGTTGGCGCTTGACAAGTTCGACATCAGTCTCAGTGCCAGTCTCGTCCATTACATTGTCTTTAAGCTCGAAGAACTCTCCTCGACCAGTGGTAGCCTCCATAATCTCGGAGGTTTTGTTCTCTACCGCCTGTCGGATAGCAGGTGACACAATCTTGGAGCGCTCGGACTCACGAGTCTTGTCCTCATCAGACCAGATTCCGTAGTATAGACGCTCGTATTCGTCCCACTGCTTCTCGTAGTTGGTGTCCCTGAAGTCTCTCCAGTTATCACACTGGGTATTGATGAACTCAACTAGACTACGATCTGCTTCAGAAACTGGATCTTCTTTAAAGTCAGCCATTATTATTCCTTAGTGGTGTCACCAAACGGATCTGCTTCTTCCATTTCTTCGTACTCGACCTCTACTTCTTTGGTCATAGGCTTAAAGATTTGTTTATCGCTCAAGCCTTCGCCTTTGGCTGCAGTGATAATAGTCATCATGCAGTAAGGAGACAGTTTGTCTAACTCTTCCTTAATTACTTCCCACACGCCTTCGTTAGTAATTAAAGCATCCCAGTTCAGGGGAACAAACTCTTCTTTTTCTTCCATCATGTAATCCATGTTATCTCCTAGTAGCCACTGATATCATCTAAGGCTTCGTATTCTTCTTCTTCAATAAGGTTAGTAAACTCTGTAACGCCAATTTGATCAATGTAAGCCAGTGCATCAATTAAGTCATCGTGGACCTGTGGATTAGGAAAGTTAAGTAACTGATCCACAAACTGCTTGTTCCACTCTCCTCTAACTAACTTAATCCTTCCATGCTCGAAGCGTCCCTGCAAAGCCCAAACAATCCGGTCTGTCTTCTTCTTGTTCCCATGAGTGAGGTCTATCACTGACAGGAAATAGTTCTTCCTTCTCATCAAGTCTTGTAGGTACGGGAGTACGGCATTCTTGGCCATGCCCCGCTCTATACCTATTAAACGAACATCGTAACTTTTTGCTGTTTCTAAGATTCGGTTTGCTGTTTCTTTGATGTCCCATCTACCAGCCACAATAGTGTCTACATACCATCCGTCTTCACAAACCTTGACCACAGCAATAGCTGTTTCATCCAGGTTCTTCCTCTTGTTAGCAGCCTGCTTACTTACGTCTTCAAAGCCAGCCAAATCAACAGCGATGTAAAACTGACCGTCACCAGGAGTATCATCGCTATCAACATACTTAATCCATTCGTCTTTGAAGAGGTCTGACTGGGCGGCTTCGAAAGCGCCATCGATCCCAATAACCCGAACATCGTCTATGCGCAGAGTCAGCACGGCGGACTCGTACGGTTCGATAAGGTCACCGGTGAATCCGTCGGCATTCAGCCCAAGCCCCACAAGGGCGAGGCAGAATACCGCTGGAACTGGGACGCTCCGCTGTTCACCTCCGTGCATAAGCAGGGACGCCTCTGGTTCGCTGCAAACAAGGTCTTCCGCAGCGACGACCGCGGCAATACCTGGACAGTGATCAGCGAGGATGTGACGCGCAACCTGGACCGCAACAAACTTCCGCTGATGGGCCGTGTATGGGGCATCGATGCCGTTGGCAAGAACGATGGCACCGCACCCTACGGCACCGTAAGTGCCCTATCGGAATCACCGAAGGATGAAAACACCATCGCCATCGGCACCGATGATGGTCTTATCCAGATCACCACCGACGGCGGAAAGTCATGGCGTAAGACGGAGAAATTCCCAGGTATCCCCGACATGACCTATGTCTATC